TTTTCCGATTACTATTATCAATACTTTCTTTTCCGCGATTCTCAAGTTCTTCAATGAACTCCTGTTGCATTTTGACTTTATCAAGAAGAGATTCTTTCTTCAGTTCATAAACTTTGATTTCTTCTTTTGTTTGACGAATCTTTTCTTTGATAACCATATTCATTGAAGAAAAAATCTTGATATCAAGCAAATCCTCAATGACTTCTCTACGATGTGCAGCAGAGAGTTGCATAAAAGGAACAAAAGTACTAGAACCCAGAATTACAATCTGAGTGAAGGACTTGTAGTTCATTTTAAGAACATTTTGCTCCAACCACTTCTGCTGATCTAAAGCAGCGGCAGATTGATCCAAAGAAGTATCATTTCTCCAAATCTCAAAAAGTGCAGGTTTAATTCCCCTTACAACTTTCCAATCAGCATTTCCAATCGAAAACTCTACTTCAACTCTACAGTCCTTTTCATTTACAGAGTTAATAAGTTGAGGTTTATTAATCTTACGAAATGGTTTTCCAAACAAAGCAAATGTAAGTGCATCCAGAACAGTACTTTTTCCTGCTCCATTTGTACCGACAATGAGATTAGTTTTATTTTTTGTAAAATCAACTTCAGTGTACTGATTGCCAGTGCTTAAAAAGTTTTTCCAACGAATAGTTTTAAATAAAATCATGATCAGTGTTTGGAGGAATTACAATGTCATTTGGAGTAATCACTGCATATTGATACCCATGCAGTTCACAAGTTTTTATCATTACTTCATCTTCAATTTCAATTACATGCATTTCTGGATATCCTTCTTCTTCTAACATCATAGCATACCGAACAGCATCATCCTCTTCCTGAAAAAGATACAAAATATGTTCTCCCTCATCATCAATTACGGAATATGCTCCTTCAGTTTCTCTGCCATTGATTGTTAGAATAAACATTTAAACTAATTCACATGCCTCTTGATAAATTTCTTGCATCATTTTTTGAATGACTGATTTATCAAGACTAATTTCTGCCTCCTCAATATATCTATTCAGGATAGAAATAGTGTCTTCGCTTTCAAATGCTTCAAACTCTTCATGTTCTTGAATGTCAAAATTCTCAATGATTTTGAGTTCTGCAATGTTGGAAGAATAAAGTTTATCAATAAACTTTTCAAACTTTTTAGTGTCAGACTTTTTACGAACAACAACCTTTACGATCTTGTTTTCGTACTCACGAGTATCAAATGTTTGATAGTTAGTGTCCTCATAATAAATGTTATGGAACATCTTATAAGGATTGTTTACATGCTCGTGAGTTATCGTTTCAGTATCAAAAATAGTGAATCCACGAGTATCACCAACATCAGTCCAGTAGATCTCATAGGGATTTCCTAAGTAAAAGACCGTTCCATCATTCGATCTAGTGTGATAGTGTCCCGAGTAGACTCTAGTGAACTTATCAAATAGTTTGCCCTCCAGACCGTGCTCCATGACGATTTGCTTATTAACTCTAAATCCCTGGAGTTCAAGGTGCCCCATCGCGCACGGGCAAGTTGTCTTTTTAATAAGTTTGAGAGTACTTTCCTCATTTTCTTGATTAATCCAGGGTATAAAAAGTGTTCGGAGATTATCGAGAATAACTTCAGTTGGTTCCGAATATACCGTCACATTATCATACTCACGCAAAAGTAAATCAACTGCATTTACATTATTAGTGTTCTTATAATAAGCCGTATGATTTCCTACAATTGTATGGACCCTTACACCCATTTCTTGAAGACGGTCATAGTAATTATTTTTTGCCCAAGATAAAGCAGAGAAATCAATTCCCTTACGACTATCAAAAGTATCTCCCATATCTACAACAGTAGTAATCCCTTGCTCTTCGAGTGTAGGGAAAAATACATTGTCGTAGAAATTTAGAAAATAATCATGAAAGAGTTTGGAATTCTTTCTCGCACCAAAATGTTGGTCTGTAATAATTGCTACTTTCATTCAATACCGCAGTTTGCTGTGAACTCCGTCCTTGATAGAATTATAATCGGAATAGTTCCCGCCGTCAATAGTGTTGTCGTCTGTGAAGACTTCCGAAAATCCAGACCTTTCAAGGATTTTATTTTTGATTTCCAATTGACGCTTTTCTCTTTGGATGCGACGAAGGAAAGCGTAGTGAATGATTTGAGTGAAGTATGCGAAAGGATTTTGTGACTTCTCCGGATTGAAATTGTGAATGTACTGAACACAATTTTCAATACCATCAGAAATCATATCTTCCTTGAACATGTAGTTCACGAAGTTTGGTTTAAAGGAAAGGTGATTCGCAATCTTTAAGAAACACTCTCCAATGTAGCGGGGAATAGGAGGTTTTGTATCCCAAGTCTTTGCACGGTCTTCTTTCGTTAATTCTCTGCCAAACTTTTTAATAAAAGTTATTTCAACATCTTCACGATATTTGATGATAGCAGCAAGGAACTCTTTATTATTGACATAATGCTCTGACCTTTTTCTTTTGGCCATGACTGCTGTGGTAATCATAAGTTTTTATCATTATTATGTATAGATTATACCACTTATACAAATGCTTGACAAGGTATTCAAAAGTTGATACAATTACCTTTGTGGAGGTTGATAAGATAAGCTTTAACTATTTTTATAGAGTTTCTCTAATATCTCTTTAGCATCATTGACATTAGAGATATAACCCATTTTACGACTGATTTTTGATTGATTTATACTTTTTTTATCAGATTGTCGTACATAATTTTGATACATCATTATTATTTTTATATCTGAAGATTCGGAAAGAGTTAATACATCTTCAAGATTTATTAAAAACATATCTTCCTTTGTTGTTTTTAACCAAGGTTCTATTTTATATCCAACAACTCCCATTCTAGTAGTAACTTCGCTTAAAACAATGGGATTTGAAATAATCAATATTGTTCGATCTTCTTCTTCAGAGGCAGCAACTTTAGCAAATATTTCTTCCCCTGTTTTTAATTTTATTGTTGCATAAAAATCGTCTTCTATCATTTTTTTAAATTAATTGTAATTATATCGTAATTAAAATTCTCTTCATTATAGATCTTAATTCTTTCAATGAGATGATTTAGAGTATAATTTTTTCTTGCGTTATATGTACAGTCATCAGCGATATCATAAAGTGTTGCTTTTACTTTGTCTTTTCCTTTTCTAAGAACTCGTCCAATGCTTTGAAGATTACGAATTCTTGATTTGCTTGGTGAGGCAAAAATAACATTATGTAAATTTTTGATGTTGATTCCGGTAGAAAAAGTTCCATAAGATGCAACAATAATTGCATTATTTTCTCTTTCTGTAATTTCTCTAACCAATTCTCTTTCTTCAGCGTCAACTCCACCATGAATAAAAAATACTTTACGATCATTTCGCTTATTAGTATTTATCTTTTCAAATAAGATAGCTCCATGCGCTTCTACTCTTGAAAATAAAATAAGGGTATTTCCTTTTAAATCTAATGCAAGATTTGTAATAAATTTATTTCTTTGTTCATGAGAAATTAAATATTGAATCTCATCTTCATAAGTTTCAAATTTTTGTGGATTATGTTTTAAAACAATACACTGAATATCTAATTGTGATAAATGACCTTGCCTCATCAATTCATCTGTTTTGGTAACTTTATAAGATGGACCAAATAACCCCTCTAAAACCCATTTATGTGTTTGTGTTCCATCAAGAGTTCCAGTAAAACCAAAACGATATTTTGCATGATGAAGTTTGGTCATAATTTCTATCAAGGATTTGCTCTTGAAAAGATGAGCTTCATCGCCTATAATTACATTATATTCTTCAAAAAAAGATCTCTCTAGTTTATAAACAGACTGCCAAGTTGTGATCGTTACAGAATATTCATTTGTTTTTTCTTTACCCGAATAAATACGGTGACAATATGAATCAGCATCCCAACCATAGTCTTGGAAATCCTTGTACATCTGCTCTACCAAAGATGTCGTTGGAACAACTAGAAGAATTTTTTGTCCTTTATCTACATAATACCTTACGAGGGAATAAATCATCAAGGATTTTCCTGAGGCTGTGGGTGATATCAATAATTTTCGGTTATGTCGTAGAGCATCGTATACTCCCTCTACTTGATACTCCCGTGGAGAATGAGCACAAATAGATTTCATATAGTCTTTTACACCTTCATATGAAATATTTTGATTTATTTCGAAAGGTTGTCCGTAAAATTTGTTATCTTCAAACTTATAAGAATATCCGTATTGATTGCAAAAATTTACAATTTTATCTAAGAGACCAACATATATTTGTTTCGATCTCATATCATATAAATGAATTTCTCCATTCCAATTTCTACCTCTATACTGAGGCATAAATTTTGCATTAGGAACCTCAAACTTAAAGTGATCTCTAAGTTCATACTCAATATGAGGTTCTGTATTGATTTTTAAAAATACTTCGTTTGATTTAGAAATAATAAGATCGGTTGTGTTCACGATGATTCATTCATCTGTGAATATTTATTTACCCTAGTCCAGCGTTAAATCTCATAAATTCAATTGCATTCTTGATTTGATATGTTCTATTTTGAATCATTTTTAAAATGCTTTCAATATAAACAAGCATAGTGTCATAATAATCTATTTTCAAACAAACAGTTGACAATTTTTCATCGGCATCCAAATATTTTTGCATAGTGTCTTTATCCCTGATTTTTTTGGGAAATGGATTTTCCACATAAACATCAGGATCTGCCTTCCCAGAATAGTATTCATATCTTTCATGTCTAATATTTCTTTTTTGTTGTTCTGCTTTTTTTCTCAACAAAAAAATGGTATTGTATAGATCAAAATATTTTGCGTGAAGGATGGGAATATTTGTAGATTCCGTATGAAGATTATCCATGTCAATTTTGGAGTCCTGCTCCCACATTTTTTGAATAGTATCAAGATCAAAACTCATAAAGGATCGCCATTCAAATCTGTAATATTAAACATAGTATACTTGAAAGATACTTCTGCTGTAAAGTATTGAATGTCTGTTTCTGTAGCATCAAATTGTAATGTAGTCAAATTATAAGGAAACAAGTCTCTAAATTTTATTTTAAAGTTTGCATTTTGGCTGCTTGTTAAAACAGTTAAAGTTCCATCCGAATACAGATTCATCAATCCTTTTCTTGGTTGATTCATATTTGGATTTGAAGTTTGTAATTCGTATATTTCTTCCAAGGATTCGGGAAATCCAAGACCACGAATCCAGTTTGAAATTTCAGTGTAATTCGTCAAATCCTCATCAACTAAAAACCTAAGAGTGAAATCTTCAAACTCTATCTTTTCCCCAGGTTGAGGTATGTCTCTCAAATATGATGGTTGATTGGCAATTCCTAAAGTTAATCCAGGTATATTTGCAGAATTACTAAAAAAGGCAACTTTAGGTGCTCTATTTAAAATAAATTTAAATCCAACAGGTGCTAGAAAATTTCTATTCTGTATTTGATTCTTAAATGAGTTGGTCGTCATTTTTTTAAATATTTAGATAAAAAAAGAGACCCTTTTGGGGTCTCTCGATAATCTTATGTGATATTGATCACATGAGGTTCTTAACAGCAACTCTTCTGTAGTAGCGGTTCTGGTTGGTCTGAAGACGACCGAGACCCTGATTGGTTCCTTCTGCAAATGGGTTAGCAACAAGACCATAACGGGTCTTAAAGCCAATCTTAGGCTGGAAGGAGTTCTCACCAACGGCACGAACCATTTGGAGAGGAACATAAGGACAATAGAAGAGTCCAGCGTCATAAGGGGAAGCACCCTTATAACCAACAACATAATACTGGTTACCTGGTGAGGTGTTACCCGCAGTGAGGTTAGCAGAATATGGGTCAATGTAGACGCGGAATTTGCCCATTAGAGTACCAGCAAAAGTATTGCCGGTGTCATCAACAGACAGATTAGCGTTAAGTGCAGGGGTGTAGTCTAGAACACCAGCCATGGTTAGTGCTGAAGCAACATCAGCAGAACACATGATGATGTTACCCTTTCCGCGACGAGTTCTTTGTGCGATTGCGTTAGCATCACGCTCGATTTGGAATAGGAGACCCTTGAACTTCTCAACTGACCAACGACCGTTGGAGTCAACATCGAGGTCGAAGATACCAGCTGTTGCAGTGTTTTGAACAGCACCCTGTTCAGCAACCTTATAGATGGTTCTGATAACTTCGCGGTTGATTTCAGCAAGAATCTCAGTTGAGAGAATGTTTGCTAATTCCGCTTCAGCATTCAGACCATGGATTGCCTTGAGGTCTTGAGCGAGTTCTAATGAGTACTCAGCTTTCAGAGCGCGTGACTTTGCAGTAACAGTGACTTTCTCGATTGAGAATGCCATCTGGTTGAATGCATCACCAGCTGTACCATCAAGGTTTTCTGCGTCGCCAGTAACCATACCCTGACCTACATTGTAGGCGGTTGAGGTTGCGCTACCAACTGGGTTTAGAACTGATGGGTTGCTTCCTGCTTGTGCAGTAGTACCCATACCAACGCCAACTTCAGTAAATCCTGCAGCCTCATCAAAACCTGCGTCTTGACCGGAGAATGCAGTATCTACTTCATTGAAGAAGGTTTCAGTTCCGCTTTGGTTGGTATAGCGGGAACGCATTGCGAAGATAAGTCCAGTAGGACCACTCATTGGTTGAACGCCAGCCAGGTCATAAGCGACCAGGTTGGGCATTGAACGACGAATGAGTGAAATCAGAACTGGATCAAAACCTGCAGTAGGACCACCAGCAGCGGAACCGCCACCGAAAGCACCACTAGCACCAGCAGCATTACCGCTGTTGGTTGGTGACTCCATGAGCATACTCATGGAACCGTTGTCGAAAGCAGATTGCTCTCTTAAAAATTTTTCTTGGTTTTCGAGCAGGACAGCGGTTACAGCTCTACGATGAGAATCTTTGATAGGGTCGATACCCTGATAATCTAGTAGAGGTGCCCACTTTTCCTGCAGATGCTCAGAATGGAACATTTGCGTTTACCTTTTTTACTAAAGTGATTTTTGGGTTTGATTAATATTAAGTTCAGTTTTTGGCGACTGCCTGAAGAGTTCTTAGGTAGGTAGCCATTTGACCGGAAATTACTTCAGGTGCTGGATCCATACCATCCGACAAAGTTTCAGTTCTGGCCTGTGGAGAAACTACTCTTGAAGGAAAATATGATTCCTTCAAAGTCTCCAGCTTTTCACGATATTTTGCTTCACTTTCAAACTCAACACTTTCGGCAAGTGAAGCGAGCTTGTCTTTCTGAGTGTCTGCTAGACCTTCAGCGACTTCTTCAAAGATTCCATCAGCAACCGACTCTGCGAGACGCTTGTTAAGTGAAATGTTCTTCTCAATTTGCTCGTTGAGTTTTGTCTCCATTTCATCAAGTTTTTCTACCATGCTTTCAAGCACATTATATTTATCTTCAGGGATTGATACATAATGTTCTTCAAAAAGACCCTTCATTCCTGCAAGGAATGATTCGGTCATTTCGGTCTTAAGACCGCTTTCAACTGCAAGAATATTTTCTTGCATCCACTCTTCAGATACATACTCAAGGTATGCATCTACGCGCTCCGAAAGTTCAGTTTTAATTTCTTGAACTTCTTCTGCAAGAGCAGCAACATACTGCTCTTCAAGTGCTTCTTTAATATCAGAAACTTTGGAACGAAGAGCAGCTTCAAAAATGGTTCTTGCTTTTTCTTGGAACTCTTCGGAGAGTTCTTCGCCAGCAAGCAGAGCATTAACATCTTCTTCGATGCTAAACTCTTCTTCCATTTCTTCTTCTTCTTCTCCTTCCTCTTCTTCCTTCTTTTTGCCTTTCTTACCGCCTTCTTCTTCCTCTTCTCCTTCCTCTTCTTCCTTAGCGGCTTCTAGGAGCTCTTCATCTTCATCATACTCAAGTTCTTCATCTTCCTTAACACCTTTCATTGCTTCCGCAGGTTTAGCACCTTTGTTGACAACATCCTTAACTTGCTTAAGGGTTCCTCCAGGTGTTTTAAGTTTTGCAGAATCATCATCTGGACGGTAGTTGGAAGGATCTGGACCTCCAAGATCTTCCCATCCGCCCGTTTGTCCATCAGGAATATTGCCTGATAGGTTTGGCATTGCTTCTCCAGCCTTTGCATTTGCATTAACGGCGGTTTTGGATTGCTTAGTGCCTACTTCCATTTCTTGTAAATCTCCACGAGACATTTGAACTCTCCGATTAACCTTAGTAATTTAATCTATATTTATTTATAAATTAATAAATTACAATGAATTTAAAAACTCATTGAATAATTTAATTTTATGTTCTTCTAGTATTCTTTGATCAACTAGAGCATTAATTTTTCTTTTGGTATTCTCTGCTAATTTCTCTCGCAAAATACCACCATCCCAAATCCACTCTTTACCTTCCATAATTCCCTGAACAAAAGCGTCAGGTGCAGAAGGATCTGCAACAATATCTGCTGCAGTTGCAAGCATAAAATCTTCACCAACTTCTTTAAATCCTTTAGTATTTTCTCTTAAAGAACCAATTCCACGAGATGAAACACCAAGAGTCACTCCATCTTTGAGAAGTGATTCGGCAATTTTACCCATTGGAGTGGATAAAATTTGTGCCTTACCAATAAAGTTATTACCACTTTGCTTGAGTTCTGTAATTTTATGAGAAACTCTATCAAGATTTACAGTAGGTCCATCTGGATGACCTAATTCGCCAAGTGCTCTACCTTTTTGAACATAATTTTCATTATAACGGTTAACTTCTCTTTCCATAATTTGGAAAGGATACATTCTACCATTACGATTAACACATTCACTTTGGAGGAAAACTCCCTGAATATAAAGTTGTTTTTTACCACCTACAGTTTCGGTGATAACTTCTACTTTTTCTACTTCTTCTCTGATAAGTTTCATCATGCTTGTCCTGAGATTTGTACTTGTTGGTAATAAAGAGTTCCTGAACCGACACCATATGCAGAAACTTTATTTGAAATCGAAACACTAGCATCTGTTGGGGCAAATGCAGTTAAAATTCCACTAGAGTTATTATCTACGGTCATTCTTGTTTGATAATAACCATTTATACCGGCACTCGTATCAACTGACAAAACTTGTTTATGAGTGAAATCATAATATGACTGACCACCAACTGTTAAAGATACATAATCACCAACCCCAAATGGAACTTGAGTTCCTTCTGGAACAATAATAGTTGTTGTTGTACCTGTAGTAACTCCAACAACTTTATTTGATGCTTTAGTCAATGCAAGAGTTTCTGATCCACCAGAAGAAATATAATAATCAGTGGAAGTTGCTGAAGGATTTCCTCCCACAGAAATATGAGCTGCTCCTCCAACAGCAACCACTCTCAAAACACTTGATTGTACTGAAAATGCAGATGATGTTGTTGCAGCACCTGCAGTAAATGTAAATGAGGAACCTGCCCCAACTGGTCTGTGAGCCATTATTTTTAATAATACACTTTTAGTTATTTATTATTTAATCAAGTTAAGTCATAAAAACTCAAAGCACCAATACAATTTCCACTTCCAGAAATTGCTCTAACTGCTAATGTAAATGTGTCACTAACTTTTGCTTGAGTTCTTCCAAGTTGTAAATCCCAATTATATTCTGTATTTTCGTTTAAAGCAGTTGATGCTTTATTTGCAGATGAAATATATTCTGCTCTAACAACTGTTCCACCAGACATAGAAGTTGCAGTTGTATTTTGCTCCACATTTGGAGATGAAGAATTTACCCAACTTCCGCCACTGAGAGTTGCATTTTTAATGAGAGCGACTTCATAATAAACTGATGTTGCACTATCTGGAAGTGCATTAATTTGATTCGGAAGAATAACTGCATCTTCTCTTCCTGCTTTGAGACGAATACTTACAAGAGGAATAAAAGTTGTAGATGCTACTGAAACTAGTGCATCTTGTCTTGCTACATCTGATGCAACCCTTTTTTCATAACCACCATTAGATTGAATAGAAACGCATATCTGTTTCATTGTTGATGTAGATGTTGTGACTCCAGTGTTTAATATTTCATATCTAACTGGAAGTGTAGCAGTTGTCATATATGTACTATTAATTGTATTTGCATGATTAAAGATATGAGTAATATGAAAATTACCATCCTTATTTACAAATCCGCAACGAACTGCACCAACACCTAACCACTCATATTCGGTGAACATAATTTGTGCCATTGATAAATCCAATCTATGTCCACTTGAATTTTTAGATGTTGTTCCCACTCCAACACCATCATAAGTATCAATATTCCATTCGGATTGTGGAACTTTAATTTCTGTGCTAATACCAGATCTTTCAGTTCTCATTACCCAGTATACTGTGGTAATTCCAGTAGAATCAGTTGCTTGTTCTAAAACTACGCCATTTGTTGATGATGCATAACCAACTCTTTGAGTAAGATTTGCTTTTGGTGATGCCATTACAAATGTTTGAAAAACTTGTAATGCTTTACCAGGTTGATATGAAAATACTCTTTTACTTTCTCTTACAATAGAACAACCTGCAGTAGTACCAATTCCTAATGTTGCAGTACTTTGATGTGTTATAATTCCAACAGTAGATCCTGCTCCAAGAATTACATCATCAAAATCACCATCTTGAGAATATCTATGAGTTGAGTCAAAAAGAGTAAATGGTTGTGATACTTTTAATCTACCAAAAAGATCTCCTGAAAATCCTTGACCTAATGGATCAAAAATATTTCCAAATTTATCTGCTTGTAAAAAAACCTCAAAAAGACTTCTTTCTTGGTTCAAATAATCTTGAGTATTCTTATTCCACTGAGCCATTTATCAATCAATCCATTCTAATTTTGATGGGTGGTATCTGCTTGCTTTTTTAATATTGCAGTTCTTTTCTGCAATTGGATAAATCTGGTGAACAATTGCACCTGGATATTCTGCTTGCAATTCTTCACCTAAAGATTGTTTTGATGGAATACCAGTTCTGCTGGTCAATTCCATCCTATAAAGACTTCCATTCCATACTACATCTGCAACATATCCTTCACCAACTGATTGTTGTTCTGGTTGAGAAGAATTGATGTAAAGATTTCCGTTAAAATCTCCGGAAATATTTACTGATTCTGAGATGAATTGTTGAAATGATTTCATTGTTCCTCTTCTACTTCTCCAGAAAACATTGAAACTGCAACAGAAGGTCGGAAAGAATCTATTTTTTCTGCTGATTTTGTGAATAAAAGTTCTTTAATTTTGTCGCTAATCTGAGAAGGTGATTCGTCAGAGACAATCATATCCATAAGATCATCCATTTTTAATAAACTCATAAGTAATCTCTAGTATTTATTAAATTTCTCCACCCTTAGGCATTTCTGCAATTTTACCACTTGCTTCGGTGGCAGCACCTTGAGCATCTAAATTTGGTTCCATCACTGGTTGTCCCAAATTCATTCCTGCAGGTTGTTGTCCAGGTTCTAATGGCATACCTGTCATTGGATCTATTGGTGCATTTGGATCTGGAATAATACCATCTTTAATTTCTTTTTTCATAATTTTATCCTGCTCAAGAATTTCTTCATCAGTTTGACGAAGAATCTTTCTTCTCAAATAATCTTGAGAAAAATACTTTCCAACATAAGGTTCTGCAATCTGAACCATATTCAATCTTTCATTGAGTAACTCAGCATCCTTGAGTTCAGCAAAGTGATTATCATATAAGAAGTCATATTGAATATGCTCACTCATAATTTCCCAGTCTTCTGGAGTGATAATATTTTTGAGAATCAATTGCGTTCTCAACATATCATGGAACATGTATGAGAATCTTTTTCTCAAACGAGCAACAAACTTGCTAAACTTAACTTCATCTCTCAGAATTTCTGATGACCGACCAAGATTAAATCCACCTTCTCCATCCATTCTTGATGGTGGGACATTTAGTGAACGATAAAGTTTCTTCTTAAAATATTCAATATCTGTAATCTCTCCAAGGTTTTGACCACCAGGAAGTGTAGAGATTTCAGTTCCTCTACCACCTTCTCTTCTTGGGAGCCAGAAGTCCTCAAGCATTGCCATGAATTTTTTATCATCGCGAATTTCTCCGGTGCTTGCATCATATACCAGTTTATTGCGATAACGCATCATAACATCACGAAGATATTGTTCCGCCTTAACCTTTGGTAGATTACCTACATCAATATAAAAAATTCTTCTTTCTGGCGCACGAGACAGACGATAAATTACCAGTGAGTCTTCAATCATTCGCAGTTGATTGAGGGACTTGATTGCTTTATGAAGATATGAAAGTGTTGATCCCTTATTCCTATCTACAAGACCTGAGGTGCAATATGTGATAGAATCCTTTGACATTTTAATTCCAGTATTTCCACCTAAAGAAGATGGATTTGTGGTTGGATATGTCATCTTTGGATTATAGATGAAATATTCCTCAATTTCAGGAAACTCATAATCCATTGGATTATCAGCATTTATATTAGACAGTCTATATCTGTTGTTATCTTTCTCATTCTTTTTATGTTGTCTCACATAACGCATTTTAATTGCGTCTATGTAACGAAGTTCTTGAATTCCTTCTTGTGGATTCTTTAGATCAATTACTTTGTGATAAAATAACCTTCCATCAATATACCAATTCCTATAAATTTCGTGAGATTTTTTATCAAAATCTAAAAGTGATAAAATATGTTTGAATTCTTGTCGTATTTTATTCTTAATACCATCACTAGCGTTCAGATTTGAAAGTTCAATTTCTACTGGACTGTCATTTGTATCCGACACTATGGCTTCATTTACAATATCTTCAATGGCACTATCACACTCTGGATGAAGTGCCATTTCACGATATCTTTTAATTAAATCAAATTCAGTTCTATAAACACCTTCAATATCTACATATGAACCAAAAAAACCACTACTCAAGTAGTGGTCTGACCCATCCTCATTATTTGGAGGAACGGGAGAGACCGTACTTGGAGATAGTGGTTCATTATCCTCAATAGAGAATCCAAATAATTTTGACATGATTTATTGAAATTGGTTTCTGACTATTTATCAGCTAATTTGAACACCAGTTGCATCATTTCTAGCTGGACCTTTTCCTGCACTCCAGTATTGAACTTGGAACTCTACAGTATATTCTTCAATTGCATCTGAAGAATCATATGAAAGATCAATTGCAGAAATTGCAGTTGGGAAAATTCCATCAAATTTGTAAGTTCTTAATGGAGTAACATCAACAGAAGGTTGTGCAGCACCACCATTATTTGTGGTAGAAAATCTTCCCTTATCATATCCTCTGCCAAGTTGGTGTACAAAGGCATCGGTCATATAGGAACTTGGATTAGTAGCACCGCTATTATTATCAAGTTTGCTGATATTATTCATCCACAATTCAAAAGCACTTCTTAATTGGAAATCTTCATCATTGATGATAGTGACTGTCCAAACATCGAAGGTTCTATCACCCGCAACTTTCAAAATTCTACCTCTAAAAGGTACATCAATTGAAGCAATATTTGAAGCAGGAAGAGCAGCTGCTTTACATAGAAACTTAAATGTTTCTATTTGATTGCTACTACCAGTTTTCCAAAAATTTGTTAATGGAGCTGGGAAAGATGGTATTTCAACTTCAAATAGATTAGGTCTTGCGCCACCTCCAGCAAGTCTTTCTTTAAAACCTGTGATTGTTCTGAGAGTAGACATTTTTTAGTTCCTCCTTTTGATTAATTTAAATTAATTAAACTCTACCAGCAACTTCTTCAAAACTTACGCCTGTGCGCGTCGCTACAAATGTTAGAGTAACATAGTTAATTGATTTTGATGGTTTGAGGAAGATGTCTGCCCTAAACTCATTGTTGTCAATGACATCTGGAGTGTTGTTTGTTTCGTCGCAAATCACTAAGAAGTCGTAAATACCTCTCTTTGCTTGTACATCGCGAAGATATGGTTCAACAATATTTACAAAGTTTGCCCTTGTAACTTGATCGTTGATTTCAAATAGTTGTGCTTGAGAAGCTTTTTCTAGAGATTGTTCAATGGTTAGGAACAATCTTCTAACATTAATTCTATCAAATGCTGAGGCATATGCTAGAGCAGTTTTATCGCCAAAGAGGTAAATGCCGATACCAGGTTGACTGATAATTGAGTTAACTCTGGAAGTGTAAAGCAGATCTCTTTGTGGTTTATTTGGATTATATGCAAGTTTAATTGCATTATTTAATACACCTCTTTGCTGACCAGCTGGTGAATACCATGGGAAGGAATTGATATTCGTTCTCATCATTAGACCAGCAATGTCTGCATTGCATGGTACATATCGGAAAAGGTTATTAAACCTATCATAAGTGTACTTATATCCACTATCAAATACTGCATAAGATGAAGAGGAAAGTGCGCTGAAGAATCTAACTATGTTTGTTGTTTGTGTAGTAGTATTTGATAAATTAACTACGCCATCTCTGTGAGGAGAAATTACAGCAATACAATCTTTTCTACCTTCAGCAATTGATATTAACTTATTAGCTTTTGCTTGAGACTCGGATTCATTTGTAAGTCCAGGACCGTTGATCAGAAAATCAACCTGAACATCATCTTTGTTGGCAAAAAGATCATATGCAGTAGAAATATTTGATAAAGTCGCTTGCATACCACCAGTAGAAGAATAATCAACACCACCAACAAGAGTGTAGGTTACATTTCCAATTGCACTATAAACTATGTTTTGTGCATCTTGTCCCCAAAGACCTTGTGATGTTGTATATGGGGTGTAACCCGAAGAGAATCCAGTTGCTTTTGGAGAGGTTCCATGATAAGAATCCGCACCATTAGATGGATTATATCCAGCATAAATGTAGGATGAGAAATTTGATAAGAAATTTTTATACCAAATTTTCTGGGGGGAGTTTACGGAAGATACCGAATCTGCCGCTTTTGAAAGACTTAAATGCTTTTCAAGAACATTTCCCTGAACTCCAGTAATTGCGCCAGTATCATCAACGATTGCGATATGCATCGCATCATTCTTACCATTTCTCTGAATTGAATAATTATTTGAAATTGGCTTTGGAGCTATGGACTTCCAGTAAATTATAGAGTTTGTTAAACCAAGAGTTTGCTGATCATACCAATCTAATGCAGTAGCAACTGTAGATGTACCAGCAGTGGAACCTGAATTATTGACAAAAGTGAGAGTGTCTGATGCTTGGAAAGAATCTATTTCACTTCCTTGAGCATATGTTGTTGCAGTCTCCGTATTAGCGGCGGATACTCTGGATAGAATCTTTACATCTATACTACTGTTACCATTTGTTGCATCAGTAGTTACTCCAGTAATAATACCTTTTAAGTAACCATTAAATACGGATGTTGAACCTGCTCCAGCAAGAACTGCATTGCTAATTGGGGTTGTTATACCATATCCAACAATTGCTCCAATTGAACCTGGATTAGTTGATGCAATGGTAATTCTCTGATCTGCTAGATCGTCAATTAAACAAACTTTTAATTTGTTTCCCCATGATCCTGGGTTTTTTGCGGAAAATGTGAAATTTGTTGCTGTTGCCCAGTTAGCATTATAATCTTCATAATTTTTAATCTTTGCCGAAGAAGTAGAAGCTGCGCCAACTCCAGCATTTGCATTATTTAAAGTAGCACCATCTGTTCTCACAACTTTCAAGATACCACCGTATGAAAGATAAGATGAAGCACTCATCCAATATTCATATTGAGCATCAGTTGAAATTGGTTTGCCGAAAGTACTAATTAACTCCTGTTCGGTATTAATATCAATTGCTTGCTCAACTGGTCCGATTGCAAAGGGTCCAGCAATTGCACCAATATTATCTAATACATTTTCAGCTCTCCCGACTGTTAAATCAACTTCCCTAGTAATTACACCGGGAGACAATTGAGGAGTCGCCATGTTTTTCTCCGTAATCTCAGTTTATCTAAAAAATATTTATTAAAAAATTGATTTACATATACTCCCACATGTAAGATCTATCCCCATATTCATCTACGAACCATCGATCGCCATCCGAGTCAACAAAACTTTCATTATCTAGACCATCAGATATAAACCCAAAAGGCGACATATCCTGTTCAATTTGATTTTTTTGTTCTTCATATAGTCTTTTTCTTACATCTTGATCCGTAAGTTCTTTAAAATAGTCTTGAGCAACCAACCAGGCATAAATGACCAAACACATTGCAAGGTCATCATTGCATCCTTCTTCTGCTTCAAATGAATTATGTTTTTGAATAAAAGTGGTTAGCTCACTAATTATTTCATAGTCATTTAAATATAATTTATTTTCTTCAATCATAGTCTTTAAATTAAGACATCCAACTTTTTTTACAGTTTTAGACATCTTAACGCCTAGTTGAGTTTTCTTTCCAGAAAAACCTTGCCCTACAATTTGACCCGCTCTACCTCTCATAGAGCACATAAGCAAATTATTATATTCTAAATCGTATTGAAGAATACTTGCAACTTGATCTCCAACATCATTTACTTCACATAAAATATATGCACTATTATATGCCACTGCTGTTTCCTGAATGATGCTTGGGAAGAGCATTGGTTTTATTTCATTGTTTCTATATTTTGCAACAACTTTATGTGGAAATTGTGTTATATCAACTACGGTGAAGGCAGAATAATCATTTCCAACACCTCTAGCAACATCAACAGTAATTAAATAATCATGATTTTCTTCTGGATCAACATAAACATCCAACCCAGCACTACGTGTTTTGGGATGATCATAAACTAAAGATCTCAGTTTGCTTGGTGCAATAAGAGTATCAACAGACCCTAAAAATTCACATTCAAACTCAACTTTGAATTGTTGTTCACTTGTATTTGCAATAGTCTGGGCTTTCCATGCTTCGTCTCTACCTGGAACTTCCGACCAATGAACATCAGTGAAAACATATTCATTTTTACCTTTCTCTGCATCGTGCCACATTCGGTAGAAATGATTCATACCATGTGGAGTAGAAACTATAATAACTTTAGTTTGTTTACCAGAAGTAATTGTTGGATATACCGAGGCAAAGAATGAGTCTGCAATATGATTTGGAACGAACGCAAATTCGTCCAAGAATAGAATGTTAAATGACATTCCTCGAACAGCAGAAGCTGATGTAGATGCTGCTAAAATCTTGGAACCATTCTCAAGTTCTAGAGAACCTTTATTCCAAGATATAATTCCTTGCTGCATCCACTTGGGTAAGTTTTCATAAGCGGTCTGTAACCTATCTAGGAGCTCCCTGGCAGTCGCTGCTTTGTTTGCAAGGATACCTATGTTAACATTGTCGTTAAACACCGCATAGTGGAGCAGGAAAGACACTACGGTAGTTGACTTACCTGTTTGCCTAGGCATCTTACAGATATTAAATCTGTGGTTATGGAAATTATTAATTAATTTCTCTTGGAAGTGATATGGTTTAAAAGTTTGTAAACCATGATCCAAGGTCACAATTTTTACATAATTATTTGCAAAATAAACTGGGTCATCCTTACACTTAACAAATTCAAGAATTTGTTCTTGGGTAAATTCAATTGGCGTATTTGCTTTTTTTAGAAGCGGATTACCAAGATAAACATCATTTGACATAATAAACTCTACTTATTAGTTACAATTCCAACGACGAAGTGCTTTATTGATCCTTGAATCTGGATCCCTTGCGGTTTCTGCTGAGGTTAATCTTTTTTTCATTCCAGACATACGACTGCAAAAATTTTTTCTCCTCTGCGCTCTTTTTCCTGTTGGATTTTTTTCAGTTACTGCAGTTTGAAGTTTTGAACCTGGATTCTCACGACGATAAGCATTTACTGCTTTTTGACTAAGACCATCAGTTTTATCTTTACGATTTACTGATTGCCAATCTTCATCAATTTCAACTTCTTCTCCCATAGTTTTTACATAATTTTTACTTGGACCTGGTTTTGCTGCACTGCCTCCCTGAGGTCCAAATGCTTGAATTAATGGTTGTCCTGGTTGAATCTCGGAAACTGAATGGTAAACAACCATTGATCCCGGATAAACTTTTTGAAGTTCGCTATTAATTTCTTTTCTTGAAGGAATTTTTACCTGGGGGAAAAACATCTTCATTGCATAATATTTACCTCTCCAAGAAAGAGTGACTGCAATCACATTGCCAGTTTGCGCCTGAAGTCTTGTTGCTTCATCTATTTCTATTTGAGTCTTAAAACCTTTAATTGGTTCTGGTTGAATTAAATCAACAACTTCCGCAAAAGTATTCCCTTCAGCATCCTCTATGGTTACATCTTCCGCCTTTACGCAGTTTGGATAACGCTTTCCAAACATTGTTTTCATACCTTTCTTTTTATAACCAGGCCAACATTTTTCTACCACAAATTCATTTGTAATTTTATCAACTAAGGTTTGTTCTTTAATTTTTGGAAGTTCTGGAGTTGGACCCAATTTTTTAGAAGCAACTTCCTTTTCTCCTCCAACACCGCTTTTTGCTAAAGACCTTATTTTTTCTCTTTTTCTTGCAGTTTTATGTGATGACGGATCAATGGTAAATCCAAAAGATTCTTCCATTTCTCCACTTGCAACATAATCTGCTGCAGTATCAATATAATCTGCTGCTTTGGTAATCTTTGATTGAACCCATGCTTCTAAAGATCCTTCACCTTTACCTACCTTCTTTTCAAGTCTTTTAGCAGCATCAATAATATTTTTAAGTTCAGATCTAGCCATTGAATATTCTTGATCTTTTACAGAAACCTTATCCCATGCTTTTTCGCCATAAGAACATTCAGATCTTGTTTCTCTTTTATCACATAAAGGACAATATCTTTCTTCTTCATGTGCAGTTTCTTCTGATTTAGTCCCCCAATTTGCAGCACCAACTTTACGGCATTTTACTAATGCTCCAGATGCATATGCACTAGGCCAAACATCATATCTAGATTTTACTTTATGATAACAAGCGTCCTTTTTTCCACTACCTTTTCCTTTTTTATCAGATTCTTCATTCATTTTTTTCTTCCTTCCTTGACAATGAGCTCTCTGAGAAAATCCTTTAGGGTTGTCACAATCTATAGATTTTTTATATTTATCGGACCAATCTTCTTTAACAGATTTTTCTGGTTTATCTGTAGAAACATATGTTGGTTTTGCAGCTCCTGTTTTTTGCTGCTGACCTGGATCTGCTGCTTTTTTTCTTCTTGCTGCAGAAAGTCTTTGTGCTTTAGTCATACTTGCTCTTTTTGATGAAGAAACACATTTTGGTGTTCCCTCACCTGGTTCATCGCTTGCACAAGTTCCACCAGTTACAACATTTACCCATCCAGATTTTCCATCCTTTGATTTGGATTTGCCAAACCAATCGCGAAGACCTTCTTCAGTAACATCTTTAAATTTTTTGTGGTGCTTTTTAGCATCTGCTTCCATTTTTTTCAAACGAGTATAATAATCTGGAATTTCGTCGAGATGTTGTAAAGCAATATCACGGGCAAGATCGTGGTCTTTAGTATGCTCATGCTCAATTGGTTCTCCCATATCAAGTTGTCTTTGTATAAAAGAAACATCAAGACGATGTTTCTTTGCAATTTGCTCAACTGTTTTATGGGACTTAAATTTAGACATCGACCGATAGTATTTTTTCTATTTATTGGTCTAGAGACCCTTCAGAACTTTGTTGTTTTAATAACTTTGCTAATTCTGCAGTAGAACCGACAAAAAGTGCATTATTTACTGTAGTTGGACCTTTTGGTTTGTCTTCTTCAATATCTTTTATCTTCTTTTGCAAGTCCATTAATTTGTCTGTTGCATCAGCAACATTTTTAATTAACTGTCCCGCAACTTCATATGCTCTAGGCATTTCACTTTCTTGAGCTAATTCTAAAATACCATTAATTGCTTCTTGACCTTTCTCAATCAATGAATACAAGTTACCTCTAGTGTATTCATAATCTTTTTTTATGTCGTTATTTGCATTATTAATGGTTTCTATTTTTTCTTCAACTACTTCTGGATTTTTTACTATCTCAGTAGAAACATTAAAAGTTTCATTTAAGTCTTTAAATTTTTTTGTCATTTTCATGATATTGTACCACTAAATCCAAAATCATCTCCCACTTGTATTAGAGCGTCATCAGCATCTGTTATCTTTTTAACTGGAGAACCTAAAACATGAGCAGATGCAACAGTTTTATCAGCACCTCTTACAACGGTTAAAACATTACCAGTTTTTGATTTCACTAACATTTCTTCCTCATCAATGTAGATGTAAGTATTACTACTAATATTTGATGAGTCATTAACCGAAATTGATGTATCTGTTGCGGATACATCAACAGATAAATTAGTAGTTATTTGGCCAGTATAATTTTTAGTTGCTCTAGGTTCAACACTGTAAACAATTTCTCTTGTTGGAGTTTTTGTAGTATCTCCAGAAATAAGTCCAATAGAAACTCTTCTGATAACATCCGAAGAAGCAGAAGAAATAGGACCAAAAAGATATGTTTTTGCAGTAAATCTCAAAGTATAAATTAATGATCTTCTAGTAGAAAAGTCACCCTCATAATCATCGGACATTGAAATACTATTCAATACAACGGGAATATCTCTTTTTTCCCCAATTTGTTCTACTAAGTCAATTGTCATCGTATAAGCTGGTTGAAAATATGGTAAAATTTGCTCAATAATTTGAAGCATATCATCATTCAACTTAGTGAATATACTAACTTCAAAATCTAAATTATATGGAACTGGTAAATATGACTTTTTTTGTTGGGTTTTATCGGTTACTGAAGTTGTTAAAAATGTTTGAGTAGTTGTCGCTTTTCTTGATGAATCGTATGACAATCCAACCAATTCAAATGACATTCTAGGTAAACTTATTTGAATTGGTTTATTGAGGTCTGGTGATTGCTCAATTCTTGCTAAAAATTTCTGTGTTGGTCCATATGCCAAAGGAACTTTAATAACACTAACCGTGTTATCATTGTTATTTGTGTGTTTGATAGAAATATTGTTAAAAAGAGACCCAAAGGAAACTACAGTTCTTCTTAATATTTCGTGATAAAAATACTCAAACATTTTAAAAAAATCTATTTGGTAAATTCAATTTAGATATGAATTTAATTATTTATGGATTTCCGAATGGATTACTTTCAGTAAAGTCTATTATTAAATCAGATTCACCTTCTATCTCTTCATTTTGAGCATATGGATCTGTTTTATTATAAGAATCTTCAATTCTTAATTGATAAGAAGCTCCACTTTTTGCGCCAACTATTCTTTCTCCTGTTTTGAAGGTTCCAGATATTTTATGTACTTTTAATTCTTTAGTGACTGCGTTCCAAGAATTTACTTTTGCTGTTGTATTAGTAATAGATCCAGTTACCAATTCATTAAAAATATAAGTTCCGATTCCGGAAGTTGGTGAAGATTCGATAGTTATTGTTGGATTTGATGTATAACCTATTCCAGCATCTATGAGTCTTATCTGAGTTATTGATCCACTTGAGTTTATTACTGCATAACCTTTGGCAGTTGTTCCTATACCAGGACCACTAAAGGTGACTGATGGTGAAGTAGTGTATCCAGACCCACCACTTGTTACTGTAACTACTCCAACTATACCATTACCAATGACTGCTGTTGCTGCTGCTCCCGCACCGCCACCTCCGACAAACACAACACTTGGTGCCACTGTGTAACCAGCTCCAGAATTGCTAAGTTGAACTCCTTGAACTTTTAAGGAACTAGTTCCATTACAATCTATTAATCCACCAATCATTGTTGCAATACCAACTGCCGTAGTTCCTCCTGATGGCGCTGATGATATTGCAACTTTTGGTACGGATGTATAACCATTACCTCTATTTGTAATTCTTACAAATCTAATTCCACCATTTACTATAGTAGCAGCTGCTGTTGCAGTTGATGCAGATCCAACCAAAGTTAGTGTTTGAATGTATCCTTGATCTTGTATATTATCGTCTATTTGTTCTATAGTAGTATCAACAACTTCATCTTCATATCTAAACAATTCACATCTTAATTCGTATACATAATTTTTTTGAAGTTGATAGAATGGTTGTTCATGTTCAACATATTTAATTTCGAATAATCTATCCCCTAACGGAAAATAAATCAAATCTCCTTCTTTTGGTCTGGTTGATAATTTTACATCTGTCATATTTTTTATGAGAGGAGATATGTAATTCTCAAATCTCTCTTTAGAAATAATCAAATTTAAATCATCTAATTCTTGAATTCCAAATTTTGATAGTATAGTTCCTGCGCCACTATACCCTTCATAGCTATTAAGATATGCCTCTAAAGGAAAAGCATTTTGAAATTTTGATTCTATAACTTCCTTTATTATTGTTTTTTCTGTGATATATGCTCTTGGTAAATAATAAATTTCAACACCATACATCCTTAATTGTTCATTTATTAGATCTTGGATAAGATCTTGCTCTGTTCTAGATCCTTGAAGAAAAAATGGATTGAGCATATCTTATCCTATCATATCTAATGGTGGAAGTTCATAAGTGTTAGACATTTTTTCCATTAAAATGTCAATTTCTCTTTGAGCGTCATCGTACATTTGTCTGCCATTTAATTCAACTCCACCTGGAAGTTTGACTCCAGTAAATTTCATCATATTTTGTCCCCACTGTCTCTTGATTAATGATGTTAAATATGGTTTCACAAAAGAATCATTCCAAACTCTACTGTAATCATTTGGATCTAAAACTGAATAGCAATCAATGACAATGTATTGATTATTAGTTACAGTTGACCAATCAATATCTAAATATAATCTATCTTGTCTTTTGTTAAATCTAATTTGTTTTTGTGTATTGAGAAGAAAATCTAAATCTTCAAGGTAAGTTTTTACCATTGCATAAGATAATAGTTCTGTGCTACCCCAATAGTAAATATCATTTAAAAATAATTGATACTTTACGCTAAACATATTATGGGTAATAGTGTTAGCACTATCAAAAAGAAATATTTTATTTACACCTAATACTGATGGTGGAATTTGGAGATAATTACTATTTTCTTCATATGTAAAAGTCGTTGTTACCCCAACTATAGTTGTTGTAACACTTGTTGATGCTATTCCTACTGCAGGTCCGGTTCCACCTCTTGCTCGGCCCCTATTAATATCATTTTGATTTATCTTGTACTTATAAAATGTAGGATATACACCATCAAAATGTCTTTCTTGAAAAAACTGAATGGCGTCATCTACTAGATCATCAATTTGCTCATCCGCAACATTAATTTCTAAAACTGGTGCCCCCAGTTTTCTTTTACAATAATCTATTAGTTCTTGTCTAGTAGATGGTTGCGACATTTATCTTCTCTTTTAAAATATTTATGATTTAGATATTAAAAGTTGAGATACAACCTCTTGTTGCTTTAAATATAACTTATAATAACATTTAGCAATATTTTTTGCATCTTCAATATTAGATATACTATCTATTTCTGAAGCAACTTTAAAGTATTCAAAACTTTTGCTTAAATTTTCAAGTTCTATACTATCTGGATTCATTTAACAAACTCCTTAGTAAACTTTTTATTTCATCAAGATCACTTTTCATATTAGCAACATTTTCTTCAAGGGATTGTATTTTTAGATTCTCTTTTTCTTTTAATTTCTTTTGCAAAATATACGCATTGTAATCTGACATACTAGTATTAACTACCGCTTGAGTTTTATCGTCTCTTATTAAATTTGAATGGCCTGTAATTTTTGAATGACTCATAGTTTATCATGCTAAAGCAATAACTCTTAAATCTTTAACTCTAGGTGGATATGCTTGATTTGTTGAAGTTCCAACAAATTTAATACCAAAATATCTAAATGGTGGAAGATTATCAATTGTGAATTCATACTCCCTAAAGTCTAAAATATCACCATCAAATCCAATGACATCTGTTTTTGATACCATTTTATCTGGAGATCCATCATTGTTTGCTAAATTAATAATTTCTCCAGTTGAAGTTAAGTTTTTATATCCTGGGAATGGATAATAAATCATCTCCGAGTTTGGATCATCTGTAATTGAATAAAAACATCTGATATCATTTTGGGTATTAATATAAGCATTCATATAAACTTTAATAGATGATGCCGGAGTCTCTAGTGATATTGGTTTAGTTGCATAAACAAATGATGATGGATCTCCTTCTAAAGTTGATGTTCTATTGTCAGTTATATAGTTTGATATTGGATTATTTACTCTGTTTGAAATAAACATCACAGCAACTCTATCCAAATCAATCACTGGAGAAATATATGCATTTGTTGTGGATAGATTTAAGTTAAGAGTGAATGATTTGTTTGCTGGTAAATTTGTAAGTTTTGAAGATTCATTTACTTTTGAAGAAACGACTCTTGGGGTTGAAAAATAATTAGTCGCATTCAAGTTAATTTGCTCAAAACCTTGATCTATGAATGAAATTTCATTTCCACCTATGCTACTTCCTGAAACTGATCTGATTGATGCATTGACATTAGTTCCTCTTAATGTCATAGTTTGAACTATTGGTTTTGCAAGTTCAAAAGGAATATTTTGTGTGGCGTTTATAGAACTTCCGCCAGTTGATTTAGTTTCATTTAAAAATAGTTTTGGATGTCCCGTGGATGTAGATCTATTCGTCATTGTAGAATTTTGATCGGACATATCAAGTTTTATATGATAGTAATCCAAATCAAGTGGATTAGAAACAGTGGCGTTCGATAAATCATGAGTTTTGTTAATTCTTCTTAAAGAAACTCCAGACAACTCATACTTATAAATTAAACTCCCTGCATCATGAATAAATGATTTAGTTTGATCAACACCCCTTGTAATTCCTGTTAATTTTGGTGGAGATGTTGTCGAATTTACGCCTGTATAAGAAATAATTTCATCTTCAATTTTAATATATCCTGGATTCGTAGCTCCTACCGATACATTTTCAAAAGTTTGAAAGTTTGCGATTGTTACACTTTCTACTTGAATATCATCATTTGATGTTGCTGAATAATTTGCAAATAATTTAGTTGGTTTTAAGTCTGATACTACATTTGAAACGGCAACCAAATTATTTGCAGAGTTCATTCCATGATTCTTATGATTAACTTTTAAATGTAGTCCATCAGATAAAGTTATTATACCATCTGTGGGTATAGTAACATTTCCACCAGTTCCATTTAAATCAGTAGTAATTCCTAAATTATTAATAAATCTAATAGTTTTTCCTATTCCGGTTAAATATTCTCCTTGCACTTGATCTATTATTAATTCATTTACGCCAGAAATTTGAGATACCGACAATCTTAAATTTCTACCTAAGTTTTTAGATCCAATAGTAGTAATACCAAGAACATCTCCAACAGAATAACCAGTTCCTCCATTTGAAATTGTTGCTGCGACAGCAACACCATTGGATATTGTTATATCTGCTGCGGCATCTCTTCCAGAACCTGTTATACTATTCAATGAAACATTTGTAAAAAGATAACTGCCTGATGATGGAGTATAACCTATACCAGAATTAATAATTCCTAAAGTGCTAAATGCAGAACCAGCTGATCCAACAAAATTGCCAGTTGCATTGCTATTTTGTTGAATTATCGTATTACCTGGAGATGGTAGTTTTGAATCTGCAATAGTTGTTCCTATACCTACTTTAATTTTTTTAGATGCAATTTCTAAAGAATCCTTGACTAAAGTTGCAACCTGACCATTTCCAACACTTAGATCTGGATTATAGAAATTTATATTTCCACTTCCAACGAAATTTGCTCTGTATAATTTAAACTTTAAATCTTCCAATTGGCTTGGAGTCCAAGTAGATCCATTTTGCGATTTAAATAAAGATCCACTCAGAGGTTGCTTCGAAACTAGTACTTGTTGATCTTCTGTAAGATTTGAAGTACTAACTTCAACTTCTGATAATCTAGCAATCCATACATTATATACACTAGAATTTGAAAGTATGGCTAAAGCATGAAATTGTTTTCCCGCCAAATAAATTGGCGAATCAAATGTAACTCTAGTTGGAACTGATGCGTCCGCAGAAATGTTTACATTTTTTGGATCAATAACAACCTCTCCAAATGGATAAACTTCATTTGTAGGTACACCCAACTGCATTGGTCTCAATTGAACTGTAACTGGAAGTTCCGCATCTCTGGAGTAAAAATATAAATCAACAGAAGTTACAAAAATACCGCTGTCAGGTTCTACATAAAAAGATTGTGCTAAAGGATCTATTATTTTCATTTTAATTGTTAATTGTTGGACGATAACTCCACTATGATATATTTATTTCTCATTTTACTTAGTTATTTTTTACCTTTTTTCTTATTATTTACTGGTGAAACTGTGATTGCGTTTGGTATTACAGTGGTAAGACCGTTTGGACCTGTTACTCTTACATCTCTTACAAAATCTTTTTGTATTTGCTTAGCTGGTTGTCCTAATGATGGACTATTTTGTGTTGTAGGAATCATGCCTTTTGCTTGATTACTTTCTTTTAGTTGAGTAGATAATGCTGCATAATTTTTATCGGTTGGAGTAACTTTTGCACCTTGTGCATTAAACGCTTGTTCTGCTTTATTGGCACCAATTTTCTTCTTGAGTTCTCCATAAGTAACTTCTTTACCATTATATTTAATTGTTGTTAGAGGAACCGAATAATATGGTTGATTGCTACCTTGAAGTTTCTTACCAAAAAGACCTGCTACAAATTTATCCCCACCAATACCACGCTGACCATATACTAATCCACCTGCATTTACATTTAAGAATTTGATACCAGCAGTTGATTTTGGTTCAACAGGTTTCACTGGACCTGGATCTGTCGTTGGTCCTGGAATATCATCGAGTGGTGGTGGTTGTGTCGTTGGTCCTGGATCAGGTGTCCACGATGGAGTGGGTTGATTATCAATTGGCGATGGGAACACCGGTGTTGGTGTTGGTTGTGGTTGTGGTTGAGGTTCTGGTTGTGGTTGTGGTTGTGGTTCTGGTAAAGTATTTCCAACAATAGTTGTTGCGACCACTGCAACCGGTCCAGTAGAAACCTCAGATCTACTTTCTATTATGGTTTGAGTTTCAGTTCTAGCAGTTCTGACAGATAATATATTTTCTTGTACCCTATTAATTTTACCTTCAGAATAAAATCTTTCTTCCGCACTTGTAATTGTAGAATCAATTAAAGAATTAGTTGAGCTACTTGTTATTCTGAAAAGTTTTGTGCCTGTTTGGAAACTTGGATTTCCGAAAACATTTGGATTTGGGATAAAGAAAGATCCTATTATTACACCATTGACATCAGTAATTAATCTAATATTCGTTATTACTGCTTCTGCGCCACTTGTATTTCCTCTAAGTCTCATTCCAGTTTGAATAAATCCAAAGAAATCGCCAAGAGCTTGTTGTGAAAGACTAAAGGTATCAATATTTAAAATCGTTGAAGTTGATGAATAATTTGTTGGAATGTCTTGTACTGAGTTATATGGATCTTTTGTAAAGATTTCTGTTGGTGAATTGTAAGGTCCATATTTATGATTTGAATTTGCCACTCTAAAAGTAATCTTTGGTGTAGAAGATTGAACTCCTAAAATCTCAGCTCCATCACTAACAACACCCTGTACAGTTTCACCCACTTGGAATGTTCCTGAAACCATGCTAATTTCTAATAGTTTTGGAACTATAAATTTATTAACATCAAGACCACTAAAGAATGTGTAAACTCTTGTTAGTGGTTTTAATCTCTTGGCAACAAATTCAATATTCCTAGACCTCATGAAAGGACTTATATCAGAACTTAGAACAGTATCACCTAAAGAAACATACTTAGTATCTTCTTTAGTAATTTTTCTAATACCACTTCTTGTACTTGTGCCAGTTTTAGTTATTGTCTCTAAATCTTCTTTAATGATGTAATATCCAACATTAACTGTTCTTGAATCTTTTGCTGTAGTTGAACCTGTCCAGACAGTTTCCCAAGATCCCCAAGTTACTGGTCCAAATCCAGTTTGTTTATCTAATTCTGAAGCAGTAATTTGAGATTCTGACTGAATATAATTTGTTGCCACTTCTGTTGAATTTGCAACAAGTCTTACGACATCAACCCAAACATCTGAAGATGGGGCAAGATTGATTGTTCCGCCATAATAACCAACTCTGTATGGAGCAACACTTTCTACTCTAGTTGCATATGGTTGATTTATTTCTTCCACTTCCAAATAATCTAAGGTAATTATATCATTTGTTTTTTTGATGTTAGTTCCTATTAAGTCTGTAACATACCTAGAATCTACTTGAGAATTTGAAGTTACACCTAATCCAATAAGAGAATTTGACCCTAAAACTAAATCAACTAATGTATTATATGGTGAAGGTCTTAGTTCCGAGTTAGCAACATCAATACTGTTCTTTACTATTGTTACTTTTTTCTGTGAAGATGTTGTAGAAAAGTCATCAACAAAAAATCCAGATTTAAAACGATTTAAACCATTGACATCTCTAATAAAAAGATTTGAAGTATCTGTTTCTAATAAAGAAAGTGAAGTATAATACTCTAAATTTTTAATTCTATTCTCAAGAGAATAGATATCTTTCATTCTATATCTCTTGTGTTCGGCAAGATTTAGACTTGCATCGTTTATGTCGCACAAATATGCTGGTAATGTAATAGTTGCTATATCTAAAGCATCTTCAATTCCAATTGGTGGTTGTGGATTATCTGCAGGTTCCCCTTTATTTAACTGGAATATTCCATCTTTAGTTAAATAAATTTTATCTACTCTTGGTAAATAATAAGAATAATTTAATAAAATAGATTCATCGGAAGCCAAAACATTAGATGCAGAATTTCCACTAGAAGTAAAACTTCTAGATCTAAATTCAAATGGAGATAATGAAGATGTTGTAACTGTAAATTCAGAAACTCTTGGTCTAATATCTAAAATATCACTATTCCTAATACCATTGACGGAAGGTATGTCACAATAATCAAATTGGTTATAAGAATTTGCAGTTGTTATATTGCCATCATCAGAAGACAAAAAACTTGCAGACTCAAATACAATTTTTAATTTTCTAATTGGTTCTTTTGCTGCAGATTTTCTAGTTATTCTAGAATAATCATATATCGTGTTTCTTTGACCATTATCAAAAATATAATTTGTGGTGACATTATTATCACCTGCATCAGAAGAAGTTATAACTGCTGTTATTCCGGATTCTTTGAAAGTGATTGTTTCGTCAATTCTGAATCTATTAGAATTTCTAGAGATATATGATATTTTTATTGAATTTAATTTTTCTGCATAAACACCAACAGCACCACTTATAGATCCAACAAATTCTTCTCCAATTAATAAATCATCTGTCTTATTAGTTGGGCCCTCGATAGTTGTTAATGTTAAATTTGGTAGTTCTGGTTCTGAAGTATCATTAGATTCGTATATTCCGTATAATTTAGTTACATCAGGTTCTAATAAACAAATATCCTCATCCTGAACTCTTGTTCCATATGGATAAGTTCCATATGTTAAACCATCATTGTTTGTAGTTGCTCCAACTCCAGAATATTGATATTTTGACTTGTCTACAATAATTGTTTTAATTCTATTTTTATTTTTAACTTTCGATTTAATATCAATTTTTCTTAAAGTACCTATTAGTCTTCCGGTGCCAGAACTTGTTTGGAGCCCATTTATTGTCAATTCTCTTCCACCATTACCAAAGACAAGTTTATCTGAGCTTAAACTTTCAGTTAATCCAGAATCTGTAATTAAAACATATCTTTCTTCATCAAATGGTAAGAAAGTTTCATCTGATTCTGCAGATACTGTGTTTGTTGAATTTGATGTAATTGTCACATTATATTGATTTCTCACCGTCAATGAAGATTCGGTTAAATCTACGGAAGCAACATTTCTATTTGGTAATGTTGTATATAAATTATTATCTAAAGAAGATTGGAAATTAGAATATAATATTCTAAAATCACTTGGATTTATATCTGAAGTCGGTAAACCACCATCACAGACTCCACTGACAGTAGTAACGCCAGATATTGTAATAGAACTTTGAGATACTGAATTAATTTTTGCAAAAGTATTTACAGAAAGTCCTGGATTTGAAAAAGCTACAATGTTTCCTACTGTAGCAATTCCAGTAAAAATATAATTAGATGATGTTACCGTGCTTATTCCACCACCAGTAGCAGTAATTTTAACTTGACCAACATCTGAGATTGTAGATAATTTTATATCAGATGTGAATGTAGATCCGCTTCCAACAATACCATAAAGGGATTTAACATCATTTGTTGAATATGCCGTGATTGCTGTAGAAACTCTAGTATTTTCTATACCATCAAAAATTAATCTTTCACCAATTACAAAAGTACCTTTTGTATTATATGCGGTGATAATTCCCGAATTAGATGCGTCATATCTTAAAAATCCAACAGCACCACTAGACTTACCCTTAATATAAGTGGGTGTAGTTAAACTAATAGGTTCATTTAATGAAATTTCTGTATAAGTTTGTATATCATACAAAGAAATATCCCATTCATTAGAATCTGGTTGAGAAGTATTATATGATCCAGATTCTAATGCAAAATCATAAACTCTTGCAAGACCTATTTCTTTTCCCGAAGAGTTGGTTTGATTTGTCCCTACTCTAGAATCTCTTAAACTTACAGTATAAGATGTTGATATTCCTAGAGATGGTGATCCATAGACTCTATTTAAAGTATATGTTGGACCTGTTACATAATTTACGCTTTGATTTTGTAATAGTTTTGTTGTTCTTGGTTTTTCAAAATCCAAATATGTTGTTCCTACAACATCTATCTCATATCCACTCACAAATGCTTTAAGTGGAGAAATTATATAAGTACCTAAATCATCAGAAGCTTTGTTATTATTATATGTTACTTGATTATCTTTAAATACGCCACCATTTCCCTTTAAATCATCTAAAGTTTCTTTAACGGAGAGAGATGGGGATTTTACATAATAATTTCCAGATTCATCATAAGTTCTTCTTGCAAATTCTTTTTCAAGAATATTATAATCTGGATTATTAATTTGTTTTTGTATTATACCATTTCTAACTTCTAAAAGTTGAACAAAGTTTGGAGTAGCTTCTGGATTTTCTACATTTAAAGGAATTTTTGAAAGTATTGCTTGAATTGATAATCGATCTGCTCCAGGTGCAGCGTAATTTGAAAATCCTTGGGCATTATCATTTAAATCAATATCATCATCGGGAGTTATAATACTCTCAAATATTTCTAGTCCAACTCTATAGCTTGGATAATTTGAATATTGATCTAATAAAATAGTTTGATCATCTACAGTAACAAAATGACCTCTAAGGTAGTAAACACCTTCGGAAATATTTACTGCTGATCCTATTGAGTTTGGATTTGATAAAATTGTAGCGGCAAATCCTTCATTTTGTTGAATTATTACATTTTTATCTCCAAAAATAGTGCTTTGCTCTGATATCCCATCTTCCACCAGCAAAACTTCATTCGAACCAAATCCTTGATAACTATTTGATAGTAGATCTGAATTTAAAAAATTAACATATAAAGTGTTATTATTTCTTTCCGAATTAGAAAAATCTAAAACACCAACAACTACAGCTCTAACTCCACTATTTACGCCACGAATTGTCTTCCCTATCAAATAAGGAAGATATTCTATTACATTAATACCAAGATAACTTTCTTGAATTTCTACTGCATAATAGTTGTCAATATAATTAATATTTCCGGGAATTACAATAGATCCTTCTTTGAAAAAATGATTTCCAAATTTTTCAATTTGATTTTGTAATAATGATTGAAGAGTGGTTAATTCTCTAGCTTGAACTGGATAACCGGGTTTAAATAAAACTTTATAATATTGACTTTCTGGGTCAAAGTCATCAAAATATGGAGAAACATTAAGGTTGGTTTGCTGTGGCATGATTCTTTAGAATTGCAAAATGACTTTGATATCTTCTTTTTGATTTGATGACCTAGTTATAGAAGGTCTGTTATCAACATATATAATGTTTCCAGAATATTTTTTTACTTCTGGATCAGAAACACCATTAATAAATGTTTGACCGACATAATACTTTCTATTATTTATTGTAGTAGATACACCAGTAAATGAAGTATCAATTCCTAATCCACTTATACCTGAGGAATTAATGGTCAAAGATCCACCTGTGCTTGGAGATGATGTAAACCTATGCATTTTAAATCCATAAATTGAATTTGGGTTTTTTGTACCATCACTATTAAATCCAACTAAAGTTCTATCCTGCCAATATTTTAAAACACCAGTATTTTTATCATAAGAAACAACTCTACCTACAGCTGTAGATCCTATTCCTATTGTTTGAGTGATAACGCTATCGTAAATAAAATTCGCAGTACTATAAGCGATTCCAACAAGTTTTAATGCAGATAAAGCACTAGATTTGTCTTTATTTAAAATTTGATTTGATCCAAACGCTAACGGATTTTCTACTATTCCAACCCTTGCAATTTGATTACCAACAATAAAATCTGGATTTTCTAAATCATTTTCTATTCTAGAATATACTAAAACTCTATACGCACCCAATTCTCTATAAATGTCGTATCCATGGCCATTTTGGGGAGGAATAATGACATCAAAAACTGGAGGTGTTGATCCAGCGGGAACTCCTCCGGCAGATAAATTTACAGTTCCATATGAGTATCCAGAACCGCCATTTGTAATAATAGCGGATTGTACTCTAGAGTCGCTATTAATCACTATGGTACATTCTGCTCCAGTTCCATCTCCATTTATAGGAACCCTAGTGTATGTTCTTCCTGCAGTACCAATTCCAGTTCCTCTATTAGTAACTGTTACAATTTTAATTTGACCGCTCACTTCCGCGTTATTTCTAACTGCAGAATAATCGCTGTTTGTCTCCCAATCAGAGGGAACTGGAATAAAATTAGTAGATTCAAACTTCACTAATTCATTCGGTTTAATAGTATATAAGTATTTCCAGATGTAACCATCTTCACTATCGCCAGCAGATCTTGGCTCTAAATCAGTAAAAGTTGGTTCGTCTAAAGAAGGTTTTCCTTTTGGATTTTCTGGGTCAACACCATTATAAAGACATATATAAACTCTATAATCACTATTAACTACATAAAAATTTGATGCATATAAACTAGTTGCATTTGAAGGTACTGATAAATTTGTTCTACTAATATCATGTCTATACATATCATAGACAGTTCCAGAACTCCAAGTAATTTTTCTTATTACCTGTCTGACATCACCCGGCAAAATCTTTTTTAATGCAATTATAGTGTCCCAATAATCATTTTCCTGATCAAAATTATCTTTTGGCGATGGTGGAACAGAGTCCCAATTAGAATCATAATTTGTTGCATTCGGTAAACCTACAAAAGTATAATAACCGTTTGCAGAAGAAGTTGCTGCCGCAACAAAGTTTTTTGCGTTTAATATTCTAATTTGATCAGTTATAATTGCAGACATTTTGCCGTTTTTTTATTTATTTATGAATATTATTGTAAAGTAGTTGAATAACCAACATATCTCAAAGGATTAATTCTTTGGATAACCGCAGATGTTGACAAACCTGATATTCCATTATTTGTGTATGAAGTAAAAGATTTTGGTCTCTTTCTAACAGTGGTATTTATTTTACCCCAACTATATTCGCCATAGAAAGCACTATATCCCATTCCAGATAATCCATTATAACCTAAGACACTTACAATCACTCTTGACACATTTGTTACTCCAATTCCAGGAACACTTGTCTGTGCTATGGAAACTGATGCAACTTTGTAAACATTGTCCAAACAAGATGTCCCAACTCCAACTATTGAAGAGGATGAATCTAGAGATGTTATTCCATAACCAATGTTAGAATTAAAAATAGTAAAGTAATAGTCTGTTTTAATTCCACTTATTCCTGTAGTAGCTACTCCAACATTAATATTTGTGTTTCGTAAGTAGGACTCTGTTGGTACAAATAAATCAAATATAATTCCAGTTGAAGCTATTCCAACAGATGTTGTCTGAACACCAACAATAATTCCAAAATCACCTTCATAAGTAACATCTTCAATTTTTTCTGTTTTGGGTGATGGATAAGAAATTAAAACATAAGGTGGTTTCGATTGAGTATATCCAGATCCTGGGTTTGTAATTGTGAATGAAGTTACAATCCCCGATGATATTGATGATGTCACTAAACAAGTGCTTCCAATTCCAGTAGGAGATGAAATAGTAACAGATGGTGATGTGGTAAATCCAAGTCCGCCATTTGTTAACGAAATAGCAGATATTGTTCCTGCAATAGAAACTACTGCCGTAGCAGATGCTCCAACTAAACTATCTTGAGATGTTATTAATATTTTTGTTTTATATGGAACCGTTGCATTTTCTCTTAGGTCATCGAAGAAAATCTTTGCATTTTGTACAAAAATCTCTGTCGAACCTACACTAACATTCTGTATAATATTAGTGGTTGGTTGAATTAATGACTCATATAAAATTCTATCTTTGCCAACTTCTTTTCCATTGACAATCTTATCTTCGGTTTGTTTACACCAAACTACAGGTCTTACTAAATTTTCATCTAAAGATAGTCCAACATCTGAATATGGATTAGTCTCAACGCTATCTGACGAAACAATATCAGTTACTAATCTTTCATTCTCTTTCAATGAAATAGAATCGCCGTTTATCCTCAGATTATCTCCAACTTTTACAGATTCTAGAATATCTGCAAAAACAACATCAACTTGACTGGTTCCTTTGTAGAATATAATCTTACAAGAATCACCTTCTTTTGGTGCTTCCGTAAATGTAATTATACTTCCGCCATTAAATATGTAACCAGATCCTGGAACTTGTAAAATATCATTAATAAAAACTAATAATGTTGACTGTACATCAATACTCGATCCGCTTAAAGATCTAATGGCTGTTTGAATTCCATCTATTTTAATTGGGAAATTTCTTCTTCTGCCATTAAATAAATTTTCTACCTTATCAATAACTTGAAAATCTCCAATTGACCATCCAGAGAACTGGTCAGAAAATACCTGATCAATAGTAATCTCAAAATTTCTAAATGGTTTTGTTGGATCTGTAGGAATTCCTACCAATCCACCAACAGGAACCGTTAATAATTCTGACACTTTATATGCATAACCAAGATTTTTAATTTCAAAATTAACCACACTGGATCCTTGACCAACTATTATGTCTATGGTTGCCTGTGTTCCAACACCAGAATATCCACCTGAATATACTAAAGGAATATCTGAATAATTTAATGGACTTTCAAAAACAACAGTTGGTGGATTTGATGTTGTATAACCAGATCCGGGATTAGTTATGATAACATTATTTGATATATGACCTGACAAAATTGTAGCAAAACCAACAAATTGATAATTAAGGAGTCCAGTACTTGAAGTTTTAACTCCAACATCAACCAGACCAACCATTGGAGAATTTAGAGATATTAATGCGGTTGCATCTTTACTAATTATTTGACTTGTTGTACTTGCCGCACCAATTGTAATATAAGTAGACCCAACAGAAACAATTGGCACATTAACTAAAACAGATCCTATTCCAATAGTATTTGCTGATGAGAATAAAAGTTTTCCAAATACACCATCAATATTATCGATAGGTATAATTGTCTGACCTGATCCGACCGTAGTTGAAACCTTAGTTATAATTTCATATTTTAGTGAAGATCTATATCCAGATCCAGTATTTCCAATGCTGATTGATGAAATAGTTCCGGCAGAAGAAACTATCGAAGTTCCACCTGCAGAAACTAAAGGTTGGTAACCAAATCCTTGTGTAGAACCTACAGAAATTATAATACCACCTCTAGGTATACTAGAAGTATTAATATCATATGCAGTAGAAGATATATTTCCAGTAAAACCAATTGTTGTTATACCAGAGTTTTCTTCCAATTTATAATCACCAAAAATATTAATGGATCCAAGTCTTTGTGGTTCCTGGAATACATTATTGATTAAAATAACCGCAGATGATCCAGATGTTGATAAACCGGAAACATTTGACCCAGAAGATTTTAGAGTAAACTGAGTAGAAACTCCACTAAACTGTTCATCTAAACTATCAAAAACATAGTTAGTTTTATATGTGTCTTCGTTTGAATTTTCTATACCAGATCTTAAGAAAACTCTTCCACTAAAAGTTGATCTTGTAGTAATACCTGTAAAATCTCTGGCATCTGGTCTATTTGTTATTGTTCCAATCGGAGAATTTCCGTAAGGTGCGTCAATAAAATGAATTGTATTATCTACAATATTATAATTGCCCATGATCTTAGTTACAAGAGACCCATTAGAGTGATCGTCTGGATTTGTTCCCATCCAACCACGAGAAACTAAAAGTACATTTGTGCTACCAAAACCTACTGAATTTACTTTTACAATCTCGTCATCAATCTTTAATAAATCTCCTCCAAATATAGAACTTATACCGGAAAGTGAGATTGTTTCTTCATTTAATTGAGAAAGATTAGATAATGTAGTAGTTGTTGAAGTCGAAACAATTGGAGATTGAATAAAATTATCAATACTTATTAAACATTTACTGTTTTGCTTTGTTGAGGTAAATGTATGTGTTGTGCCAATACCTACAGAAGTTAAAATTAAAGGTTCTGGTATTGGTTTTAGGGCATTTTCTGCAGATGCGGACAATCTTATACTCAAGTCATTAACTTTTATTGCATATACTGTTGAAGGAACTTTATCAGTGGTTCCAATGCCAGCAATAGTTGTAGTAGCAATACCAATTTTTTCTCCACCACCAGAATTATATACCAATTCTTCTCCAGTAACGAAGAAGTGTTTTGGTAATCTGATCGTATTATTTTCAATATTAACTATTGATGTGTCTGAAGAATCTATTCTTCTTTGGAAAATTGGAGTTTCTTTATGTTTTAAGTCAAATGATTTTTTAACACTGTTAAATGTTCCTTCATAGCTAGAGAATCTGGAAAGAATATTTGCATTATTAAAATTATAAAATTCAAAAGAATTTGAGGTATCAACAACACGCATTGCATGTTGATAAACTCTAACATCGACCGATATGTTAGGATCTGCGGTAAAATAAAGATTTGTCCCAGTTGACCCAATTCCTGCTCCTATTGTCCCAATACCGGATCCAGAAACTGTTTCAATTGTACCATATTCAAGCAAATAAGTTTCACCTCCATCATCTACTAATACAACCTCAGATGCTTTATATCTGTTGTTTGTAGTATCCTCAGCAACTATAAAATAGTAAGCGCCAGAATGATTTGTATCGTAGGTTGATATTTTTGTTTCTGTGGGACTTGCTGAAGATAAAATAGAAGTATAAGTGGACTTTAATTCACCTGTATTGAATGTGAGATTTCCAGAAGTTACTGCAGATGAAGTGCTTCCAATAGAAATTCCTAAAGTATTTGCAAAATATGTAGTGCCAACACCAACATTAGGGGTAAAGTCCAGATTTATAACAGATCCGGAAATATATGCAGAATAAGTTCCTATTGAATCTAAACCACTGTACGCAAGTCTATTTGCATTAGAAAGTCTTCCATATTCGGTAATATTTACATTAGTACCATCATGAATAAGAGTTAATTCGCTAAATTCAAAGTAAGTTCCATCAGATGCGGTCAATTCAACTAAAACTTTTGAAGATCTATAAGAAGATCCAATTCCAACAATTGTAGTTGTTGTACTTGGTGGTATTACTGCCCTTGAAGATTCTAATGTTGCGATATTTCCTAAAGATGTATTTCCAACACTTGAAACAGAATCAGAAATACTGTAAGACATAACACTAATATCATAATCATTTATAGTGTAATTAATTGGATAAAATCTCAATATTCCCTGAGAACCTAAAATAGAAAAATCGAAGGATCCTAAATCGTAATTAGATGAAACTTTTCCATACTGAAGCATATATGATTCCAGTTCATCTTGCACTAGAGAGACCAAACATATTTGTCGGAGTCCGCTAAATTTTTTATCTCTAACATATGTTACATATTTTTTGGCTCTTATAGTTGATAGGACAAAAGACTCTATGTTCGAATAAGTATCTGTTTTTGGAATATTGCTAAATTGATCGCTAAAATCATCGACTAGTAATACTCTATTTCCTATAGACTGAAGTTCATCCTGTAAAGAAATTGAACTGAATGCAATTTCTTTTGAGAAATAATTCGAATCAATAGTTATAACTCTTTCCTTCACTAAATCGTAATCATTTATGCAATTTAAGTCAACTTCGGAAACCAAGTCTGCAATACCGATAAAATTGCCTTGATCTTGAACTGTTGATATTCCAGTAAATCCGGAATCAACAGATTCTGCGACAAGATCTCCAAATTTTTTGAATCCAGATGTATGATTTAAGTTTCCAATAGATTTATTCCAAGTTTCATAATCTACCTTTGATTTTATAGCATAAGAGAAGTATTGATAATAATTATTATCTGGAGTAACTTGAAATTGGTTATTCAAAAATCCAACTTCATCTTCCCATCCTTGATTTACAACTGAAGATCCATCAACAGAATAAATTGCAATAAGATCTTCTATTTTCGTTATTATACCTTTAGTGTTGGAAGTTTCTCCTCTGATAAAGACTCCTGTATTAAAATAATCTTTACTTGTTATTTTCAACTGCTCAGAATATTGATTCCAATTCAAAACATTGCCATAAGAAGAATCGCTAGTAACTTTTTCTCCTTTAATAAACTTTCCTTTTTCTAAAACAGGATCAAATATTGGGAAGTATTTACTTGGTACAATTATTGCTGCAGAATTTTCTTCATCAAAAGTCCCCGGATTTTCATTTACCCCCAAATAATTAGATAAGTTATATACAACAGTTGCGCCAGATCCACCATACTGTGGATTAACTGATGTCAATGTAAATAATTCATAATTGTAGTTTTTAGAGTTATATCCTCTGAATGAGGTTGAACCCGAACTAATAATATTTGCACTTTCAACTAAAATTTTATCACCTATTGAAAGAGGAAATTCTTGACCATAACTAAAATTAACAGCCAATTCAACAGTAACATCTTTTGTTGTACTGTTAAATGTTATGTTATTAACTGGAATTCCATTGGAATTATTGACTGGTAAGATTTTTGGAGTTGCATCGTAAATACCATCAGTATTTTTTAAAATATTTACTTTTTTATTAAGGATATCATATTCTAAATCAATATCCGTAACTACTTTATTAGTATAAGAGTCTATAACGACTAACTTTGGTGAAAGTGTGTAATTAATACCAACTGAAGATACGCCAACTGACTTAAAAGTTGATGATGGATTGATGGTTAAAATTTGAGGAAGTTTTGCAGAAGGTCTTAATGTTGTATCTGCAGAATATTCAAACCCAATATCATCAATTTCTATTTTTTTAATAGAACCTATATCTGTACTAGATATATTAAATATTGCACCTCTTCCAGTGTTACTAATAACACTGGTTATTCCTGGAACAGAGGAATAATTTCTGCCGCCAGATCTTAATTCAAGATCTTCAATGCAACCTGTTACATTTTTTGAATTAGTATAATATTCAAAAAATCCATCAGATTCTGTGTAAGATAAACTTTCTGGATATGTTAAAATATTAAATTTAAATGTTGTCTGACCAACACCTAAGATTGTATGATATCCCGAATAACCGCTATTTGTTAAAGAAAGTTTGTTATTATTTCGGACTTCATCATCAGTGATTATTTCTTTCTTTATTGAACTATTGCTAAGTAAGTCAATAGGAACCAAAGAATAATACAAATCAAAATTTAAATTATTGGTCGTTAAAGTGACTATAGCATTTGATCCAATTTTGCCTGATTTTACAATTTCAAATTGAGAAGAATCCGTTGTTTTTTTGAATTCTTCACTAAAACTAGGATCAAAATATAATTTAAAGTCAAAAGCTGGGTAAGAATTTTGATCCTTAATATATGATAAGGAACTATCAGAAAGATCAAATCTAACAACTTGATTGGGTATTACATTTAGTTCTGGATTGACTAAAGAAATTGTACCAAAAGAAGCACTCGTAAAATCTATAATCTCTGGAATAGTTTTAGTAGAGTTATAGTATGATGAAGATAATTTAATCCTATCCTTATCAAACCTTACGATATAATATATTTGATTGTCTAAAAGTCCACCAATTGGAGTATTGGAAGAATAAATTATTTTTTGTCCAGTATAATACCCGTGATTTGGGATATTAATTGTATTATTTGTGATGTTTACTTTTGATGAAATAAATGATACCGGATTAATTACTAATCTTCTATGTTTATCGTTATATTTTACTGTAATAGTAGTAGTAATACCAGGTAAAGAATTCATGTAAATTACTTCACCATTACTTAACCCATGAGACGATGCCGTAGAGACTGTAATAGTATTTTTTACAATTTCTCCACTTAAGACATTATCATAATTAGTTTTAAAACTATGATTTACTCCAGAACCAATATTAATAAAATATAATAATGATGCAGATATGCTACTATCTATTCCGACGAAAGAACCAGTAGAACCTAGACCTACTCTATAAGTGGATATTCCTACCAAATCATTCGAAATTTTAGTTGCATATAACACCTGATTGTCTGCTAATTGGAAATTAACAGAACCATCATCAGAAACATAAAAAGGCGATCCACCATTACTAGAATATATTAATTCAGTTCCAGTATCTAAAGAATGATTAGGCAAATACATTGTTTTGGTTGGAACAAAGATATTTGTAATCCCAGCTCCAGGATTTGAGAAATATATTGTAGAACCAATACTAGCTCCAGAAGAAGAACCTATAGATAAAGACTCTTTAGGATCAAAGTAAATAGTCTTATTTAAATTATAATTTTGATTCTGACCGTTAATAGAATTTACAACAAATTTTCTAGTTTGCTCATAAAGAACAGATGTTGCCGTGTGAGATGCTCCAACTGTAGAATCATATTCTCTAATCACTTTGATTCTTGACGATAATTTATCGATAGATAAAATTCTTACTTTTTCATCATCAATTTTATAAATGTCATTTTCCCTAATATTTGGGAAATTCAACGATCCATTTACCTCAAAATAGGTTACTATTCCAGTAGCAGAAGAAGATCCTACAGATTTAGATAAAATTAAAGTATCAGATCTAATTCCAACTTCAAAAAGACTGTCAAAATCTTTTGAAGAAGTGCTCAATCCTGATATAGAAATTATATCTTTGTTAAAAAGACTATGTGGCAGTGTGCAGAATCCAATGAATTTACCTGTAGAGTCGTATGGATAAAATTCTACTGATTGCGAAGAAGTTGAAGCAAAACTAATATTTTTAATTGATTTTCCTTTTACATATGAAACATGCGCATATGCATCAGATCCCCCAGAATTAAAATTATTAAATCTTACGAGATCTCCAACTTTATATCCAGATCCTCCTGTTACAATTCCTATATTTGATATTCTTCCACTAGTGGAAGATTTTACTATTGAAACTGGTTCTTTAACTTTAATTGGGTTGAAAACAAAATCGTAGTTTGAAGTATTGCTAGTAAATTTATAAGGTGTAGTATTTCTTAATAACTGCTCAGAAACAAAGTCAAAAGTATTTTGACTTATACTCCTATCATAATTGAATTGGATTGAATCTGATTTAAAAGTATTTCCAATTAAATATGGAAAGACTGGTTTTTTATAGTTCTTGAAAACTCCATCAGTCTCTGTTGGTCCATTATTAATAGTTGCGAAATATGCATAAACTCCATTTGGATATTCTGGAGTAATACAAAATCTTCCATTATGTCTATCCAAATCACCCGAACCATTGAATTGATAATCTTCGACAAAAAAACCTTCAGAATAAATTCTATTTCCTGAAGATATTGGATTTGGTCTGTCACTTGATGGTTGATAAACATATCCAGATACCATCTCTCTAATATTTCCACTACCAGAAGGATTATCATATCCATATGGTCCATAAATTGGATTTCCGTCATATGCCCATCCAATAATAGGAGAGTGTACATATGATGTTACTTCTCTACTATTTGATAATTTCAAATCTGCAACATAAGTTTTTTTACCATTTACATAATCAATACCAAAAACACTTCTCCTCAATTTTCTTGGTGCATATAAATGACAATATTGGGATCCGTTTATTGTATATGAAGATACATCAATAATTCCATCGTCATCTAAAACTTTTTTAGATTCCAAATACTGCTGAACTTTGTTAATAGTCCAAGATTTTATTTTGGTCTCACATTTAAAGTTTTGACCAGATGGAACAACATTTACATAAGTGCTTGATGTAGTAAATCCAGATCCTCCATTTACTACTTTTACTTCTACTATTTTGCCATTATTAATTACTGGAGTTAAAACTGCTCCTGTTCCAATACCCAAAATATTAATATTTGGTGGTGCAGTGTAACTATTTCCCTGATTTAAAACTAAAATTTCAGTTATTCTACCATTATTAATTATCGGAGAAAACTGAGCTCCAGAACCAATACCTAGCGTTATTCTGGGTTGTCTTTCATAGTTAATGATTTCCGAAGATCCATACCCAACTCCAGGATTTTTAACAAAAAGATTTGTGATACTTCCTCTAAAAATAGGTTGCAATTTAGCATTAAAATTTTGTCCCGTTAATGTAGAGACTCCTATTTTGCCAGTTATTTGTACATTAATTTCTGGGTAGTTGAAACTATGTGTCGAAGAACCAGAAGAGACGAAATTAATATATTGATTTGTTCTATAATAAAAATCTTTATTAGTAGTGGCAATTCCCACTAAAGAAAGTCTAAATTCATCTTTATTCAATTTAGTAATATAATATGAATTGTTATCAGACAAACCCCCAACAGGTGTTTCAGAAGAATTGTAAACTACAATTTCTCCACTTTCATATCCATGATCAAATATTTTAATAGTGTTTGATGAGGTATTAATGCCAGATGATGAACAAAAAGT